AGAAGAACATAAGGAAAAACTAAGACAACGAAATTTAGGAATTAAACAAAAAATAGTTACATGTCCTCACTGTGGTAAAGAAGGAGGTGAGAGGGCAATTAAAAGATGGCACAAAAATTGCGAAATTGATAAATTAAAGCGGGTGTAGCTCAATCGGTAGAGCGACAGTCTTCCAAACTGTATGTTGCAAGTTCGAGTCTTGTCACCCGCACTTTTACCATGCCATATACGGCAGGACATGTATATGCACGGGCGTAGTGAGCTTCCTCTAGCCAAAGAAGTAAAATATACGTCGTATTCCGACACACGATAGTAAAACTAGGTGGCTCTAGATAATATCTATCCTCTGTGAATATCGGTAGTGTGGTGAAGTTTTCAATGAACAGCTGTCTCTCATTTCGGCAGGAGAGTCTCCACAGTATCAAGGTTATGATACAGCGCTAGTGAAATTCTAGAACAACCGAGCCATTTATCTAGACGTATTTCAGCTTGGTAGAATACCTGATTTGGATTCAGGAGGTCGTCAGTTCAACTCTGACCGTTTAGACCATTTAAACATGTAGTTCAGTGGTAGATCACATCTTCTCTATGATGGTAAGCTACACCGCAAAAGAGAGAGGCTCTGAGGACGCGGGTTCGATCCCCGCCATGTTTAAGATTTTCAATTGACATTTTCGAGTCTTAATGTATATATAATGTATGAAAGAAACACACAAAGTTAAATATTCTGATCCTCTTGAAATTGGATTCCCTGATAACTGGGAAATTTTCAAAATGGATACAACAGTTCTGTGCGATAGACAATACGACCACACGCCTAATAATATCCTTAATAAAGTTGTAAACAATTCCATTAAATGGAAAAATAATTTATTCGGTCATATTGGGTTAACTTTTAAGAATAATAAAGCTTCAGCAATCGAAGCATCTGTTAAAAGGTTTGAAAGTGATCAAGAGCGTTCAATTTGGTTAAAGAAAAACAGACCGTTGATTTATTGCATTTTTGATCAGCGTACCCCGTTATGTGACATGGAAACATTTGAACCTGTCGAACCTGTGACAATTCAACATACTTATTTTGTTAGATATTTTTCACATGCTGGTAAGCTTTCATGGCTTAAATACAAACTACAATTTTTAATAGGCAAATACAATTTCAAGTGTATCAGACCATTTTTGTATAGATACTTGGTAATGGATTGATGGATTATTTTATGGGTGTGTGGCTGAGTCTGGTCGAAGGCGCTCGACTTGAAATCGAGAGAGGTCTTAAAGCCTCCGTGGGTTCAAATCCTACCGCACCCGCTTTTTAAAAATGTAATGCGTGAGTGAGTCGAGCGGCAAAGACACCTGATTTACATTCAGGCAATTATCGTGGGTTCGAGTCCCACCTTGCGTATCTGTTTTAATTGAGCGGTGTAGTGTAATGGTTCAGCACTAGTGGTTTTGATCCACTCAGAGTATAGGGTTCAATTCCCACCACCGCCGTTTTTAATGTTTTTAGGGAGTATAATTCAATTGGTAGAATACCTCACTTTTAATGAGTAAGTTTCGGGTTCAAGTCCCGATGCTCCCACTTTTATAAATGGTTGTTGAGTCGCTCTCAACTGATCTGGAATAAGCAGGAGAAAGTCCAGAAAGAACGATGATAAACCCTGCACAAATTTAATGCTGCTGAACGCTGTATGGCTAAGCGACTCGCCCGAAAGGCAGGTATCGTTGGTTCGAATCCAACCAGCACACCTTTTTTAGTTGACTTCCTCGAAAGAGATGTTAAAATAATGACATATAAGATTTAAATCTCAAGTAGCTCAATGGTAGAGCGGTGCGCTGTTAACGCATAGGTTGTAGGTTCGAGTCCTACCTTGAGAGCCTTTATGATAATAAATTTATCCAGAGATGATTTAAAACTCACATTTAAGTACACAAAAACAGCCAGTATAGGAGGCATCAGTCACATACATAAAAATAAGTCAGATAGACTCAAAAAATTAAATGTTGATAACTTCATAGGTCAAATAGGAACCTTAGCTGGATGTATAGCCCTTCTAGGAGAAGAAGAAGGTAGATTAGAATATATAAAAGCCAGAACACTAGCTGATAAAAATCCCTTATCCGGGGATAAGGGACAAGATATAGTTGGTCTTAATATCGATATAAAATGCTCGCTTATGAGAAAATCAAAAAATCCACTATCGTATAATTTTTTAATACGAAAAAGGGAAATTCATAAAGATTGGGTTTATTTGCAAACACTGGCAGAAAAATATAAAAAAGATGATCTTAGCGAAGGAGTTAGAGTCCATATTATGGGATGGGCAAAAACTGAGGACATACCAAAGAAACCCGAATCCTTTGGTCCGTTGGAGGGGGCTTATAAAATACCAGTATCATCTTTACGAAAACTACCAATAGAAAACTTAAAGAGTGAAATTTAAAGGAACACTGATATAATTACTGTATGAGCGGTGGACATTTTGATTACAAACAATATGCAATTGACGCAATCGTTCGAGAAATCGAACGTCTCGTTAAATTCAATAATGCTAACAGCGTCAGTGAATGGGGTCAACGAAACGGCAGAGACTACAGCGATGAAACGATTACAAAGTTCAAAATCGCCGTTGACATTCTAAGCCAAGCTGCTATCATGGCTCAAAGAATTGATTGGTTGGTCTGCGGTGACGATGGAGAAGAAACTTTCCATCAACGCTGGGATGAAGATCTAACAAATTTGCTTGGAGAGGATCTGTAAGAGCATGCATAATGAGGGGCAGTACCTCAAGATTCTACAAAAACTCCAAGCTCCATTTAGAAAAGACACGCTGACTAGTCATCAGCTAGTGTGTTCGCGATAGACACTTGATGGTAAGGCACCGTTTAGTCCACATGAAAGAAGCCAGTATTGCTGGTAAAAATCGCAAGTCCAAATCAAGGTGACTCTTGGGAAGGATGCCTCGGCTGCGTGAAGCTTGTTATGTAACTGTTTGCTGGAGCGAAAGCTTTGAAGGTTGACTATCTTCTTCGGAAGTGTTACAATCACGAAATTTTATAAATATTCATAGGTCTGGGCAGCCAGATGATATTGAGCATCCGGCTTCGATTACCGTAACCTCAATACACGAAGAAACGAATTGATCAGCGTTCGCCTAGAATCATTTTTGCCGAATTAGCACAGTGGTAGTGCAATCGCCTTGTAAGCGATAGGTCGTCAGTTCGAATCTGACATTCGGCTCTTAATAGATGCATAGCTCAGATGGTAGAGCACAGCTTTGATAAAGCTGGGGTCGTTGGTTCGAGTCCAACTGTGTCTACTTTTTATGCGGCGTTGGTATAGGGGTTGTGCCTTAGTCTCCAAAACTAAAGAGGATCGTTCAAGTCGATCACGCTGTGCTTTTTTAGGGCTGTAGCTCAATGGTAGAGCATTTGCCTGTCGAGCAAAAAGTTGCGGGTTCGAGTCCCGTCAGTCCTGCCTTAAACAACAAAACAAAGAAACAGAATAATGAAAACCGAAAAAACTAGCAAATTCTTCACTTACAACCAAAACAACAGCGGTGGTGTCTTTGATATAAACAAAGAAAAAGGAATTGGTGAGTATGTCATTGTTGAAGCAATGAATTCAAATGATGCTGATGCAAGAGCGGAAGCTATTGGTTTGTACTTCGATGGTGTTGAAGATGGCATGGATTGTGATTGTTGTGGTGATAGGTGGTATTCACCATACGACGATGGTTCTAAAGAACCTCTTATTTACGACCAGACTCCTGAAGATTATAAGAATGGTGATAACTGGTCTAAGAATAAAACCATTGCTGTTCACTATCTTGATGGTAGTGTAAAGTGTTACGATGGTAATTGGGATTGAAATGTTTTTTGGGGGCATGGGACTGCATGGGGTGGTCGTCTCACTTGCAATGAGAAAATTCAGATCGGTTCGATTCCGATATGCTCCATTTTATGGCGTGATGGGAGAGTGGTTATCCACCAGATTGCAAATCTGAGGAGGTGAGTTCAATTCTCACTCACGCCTTTTTATATAGTATAACAAAATGAAATTACCTACACTTTACTCACGAACCTCAAAGGGTGCTGTCCAAGAATGGACTGTTGAGGTAGATGATAACTTATCCGTTTACCGTACCTATCATGGACAAGTAAACGGAAAGATTCAAACGTCTAATTGGTTTACTTGTGAAGCCACCAATACTGGCAGAGCAAATGAACGTAATGGACACGATCAGGCGATCTTTGAAGCAACTGCTCTTTGGAAGAAAAAAAAGGAAGCTGGAGCGTTTGAAGATATTTCTGAGATTGATACAGTATTGTTCATTGAGCCTATGCTGGCTAAAAATTGGGATGATCGAAAATCTATTGTTAGTTTTCCTGTTTGTAGTCAACCAAAGCTAGACGGCTTGAGAGCAGTTATTACAAAGGATGGTGCTAAATCTAGGAATGGAAAGGAGTGGAAAACTATTCCACATATCCTTAAGGCACTAGAGCCAGTATTTGATGTTTACCCTGATCTTGTGTTGGATGGTGAATTGTATAATCATTCACTGAAGGAAGACTTCAATAAGATTACTTCACTTGTAAAGAAGACAAAGCCAACTGTTCAGGATCTTCAAGAGAGTTCAGAGACTGTTCAATTTTGGTGGTATGATATTGCAGATAAGTCAATGGTGTTTGAAAGTCGATCAAGTCGCCTAGAAGCAATTCATAGAGATTATCTTGCATCGTGTACATCCATCATTCCTGTACCTACACACTATGTAACCAATGAAAAGGAGCTAGATGAATGTTACGAGTCATATATGAGCGACGGTTACGAAGGTCAAATGATTCGTTTGAACACTCCTTATGAATTTAAACGTTCAGCAAATCTACTTAAGCGTAAAGAGTTTGTCGATGCTGAATATAAAATTCTTCAAGTCGGAGAAGGTAATGGTAACAGAGCAGGTACTGCTGGTTACATGGTACTTGAGCGTGAAGATGGTGTACAGTTTAATTCTAACATCAAAGGCGATAGAGCTTATCTAAAAGAGATGCTGGATAACAAAAGCAATATCGAAAACAAGTATGCAACTGTCAAATACTTTAACTTGACTCCTGATGGCATTCCACGCTTTCCGTATGTTATTAAGATCAGAGATGGTAAAGGTATAGATTGAATCGTACTATTGTAAAAGCCTCTTGACATCAAATCCAACTGTGTTAAACTACTCACATGACATTGAATGAATATCAAGCCGCCGCAGTGAAAACTGCTGTATACGGAACTGGACAACAGATAATCTATCCAACACTTGGCCTCGCGGGGGAAGCTGGGGAAGTAGCTGATAAAGTGAAGAAGGTGATTCGAGATAATGATGGAGTGTTCACGACAGAACATAAATTAGCAATCGCTAAAGAGATCGGTGACGTTCTTTGGTATATCGCCGCAGATGCCCGTGATCTTGGATTTACTCTTGAAGAAATTGCAAATATGAATATAGAAAAACTTGAATCACGCCAAAAGCGAAATGTAATCGCTGGCAGCGGAGACGATAGATAATCTCCAATGCCCATGTGGTGAAATTGGTAACCACCGCAGATTTAAAATCTGCCGCCTTCGGGCTTGTCGGTTCGAGTCCGACCATGGGTACTTTATAATTTTATGAGAAAGCAACAAAAGAGCGGTACAAAACAAGTGAAACGTAAAGGTGTTCACGCAAAGAGTAAGACCTCTAATCTAAAGAGTTCTAAAAATTACAAGAAGCGTTATCGCGGTCAAGGTCGTTAATATGAAGATTAAAGCAAATACTCTAGTTGAAGTTGAGCTATCAGAAGAAGAGCAAAAGAAAATTGCTCTAGCTTATCTGTACAAGATCTATAACTGGAAAGAAGGTTATCATATCTCTGATGAAAATGTTTATCAAACTGTGACTAAGCAT